CAGAAAATGGTACATTTAAACTTATTTTTGATGAAATGAATGGAAAATCATTTTTTAAAGGTGCTAATGAAATTTTCAAAAATAGAATAAAAATTGATATAGATGAAGCGACAAATCTATCAAACAATGATTGGTTTCAAACACAATTTGAAAAATTTGAAAAATTAAAAGAATTTAAAATAAATAATCAAAGTTTTTACCATTTACCGTATTTGGATGAACCAATTTTTGAAAACGGTATTTTAACAGGATTTAATAACATTGACAATTTTGCAATTTTACAACTTGATAATGAAAATACTAAATTTTATTTGGATAATGAAAATTACATCGTTTCATTTCATGTGTTCAACACACCTTTAAGTGTCCTTTCATTTTTTAATGTTAAAGATTTTGATTTTGATTTTTTAAAATCAGATTATGCGTATTCACCTTTGCTAGAATTGGATACTTATTTCGGTGACACAAAAAATGGATTTAAAATAGTTAAAGATAATGAATATGAATTAACTTTGTTTAATTTTTATAAAAAAACTGGAAATGCTAACTTAAAACTTTTCGGTTTATATGATAATAAATGGGAAGAAATTTTAGATTTTATTGAAGATCCATATTTATTCAACACATTTACACCTAATACAATTTTTGAGAGTCCAGGAAGCCCAGGAAGCCCAGGAAGCCCAGCAGGTAATTTATTCTTTAATAAACTTTACAAAAGATTTAAAATCAAAGTTATATCAGGTGAAGGCTCAATAATGAATTTCTCATATTTTCAAGATAAAGATTTAAATAATTTTCAAGGTTTTTCATTTTTACGAGATTTTTGGTACATAAATGATGAACAAATAATGCAAAATTTAATCAGTGAAAATAATTTTGATAGATTTTTGTATAAAATGTTATTTACTGAATATGATAAACTCGCAGAAAATTCAAGAATTGAATTTGCAACAACATCAAAAGTGGTCCCATTCATTAATAAATGGGTGCAGGAAGGTACCGATGCACGAGATAATAAATATCGTTTAAATGTTTCTTCAGCTTTCGGATATACCAATTTCTGTCCAGATTATTTTGAAGAAAAAACAAATCCGCATTCTTTAACTCATGAATGGAATTACATTGATAGAATACCAAAAAATTACGATCAGGATTCCATAGAAAATATACGATCATATTTCTTTGATCGTCTAGATAATATTGTTCCAGTTTTAAATAAAACATGGTATGAATTATTTCATGATAATGACAAAGATTGGTTTACAAAATATTTTACAATTGGCTATCCTACTGAAAAATTTAAAAATGTAAATGTAGTAAAAAGAAAAGAAGAACGTTTTTCAACAATAAGTTACGATAGTATTTTGGATAAAGCTTTCAGTTTATTTAGAGGCGCAAAATTTTCAATAATTGAAACCGATGAAGAAAATAATAAAGTCGAATTTTCACAATTGTATAATGATTATAAATTTGCTTCAATTTTAACATTACAAGCAAGTGGCTCTAAAATTTCAACGGAAATAATTGATAACAGAAAATTTAAAACTTTGTTAATTATCACAAAAATTAATTCTGTTGATTATAAATTTGAAAATAATCTGGATTTTGTTTCATTGTATTCAACAAAATCCACCAAGCGTGAAATTCAAATGTTTGATCCTACAAATTTAACCATAAATTTATCAGAAACAGATGTTTCATTAGACAATAAAAATTACATAGAAAATTTTAATCAACGAATTTTTGAAAATAATAAAGGTGGAGCACTTCTTGATTATGCAGATGTTAAACTTTTATCAAACATTGATATTTCCTCGTACGCAAGAACAAATAAAATCAATGAAAATATTTCTGATTATGATGTTACATTTGAAATTAATACAAATATATTAGATAATTTAGGATTAAATGTTCAATCAGAAATAAAACCAGTAAGATCTCAATTAAACTTAAGTTTCTTTAAAAATACAAGTTACATGTTTGCTTCGGATGATAATGAATATTATCAATTGGATCCAATGTATTTTGAAAAATATAATATTTCATCATTTAGTTCATTTAATGATCGTTGGCCATCCGGCGGTACAAATAACAGAAAACCATTAACTGGTGTTAGAGGTAAAAGTGAAACAAGCAAAACTTTTTTAAATGGTAAACTTTTAACAATAATAGGAGGAAAAAATGTACAATACACATACGCTATACTTGGTGAAAATATTCATACATTATCTGAAAGAGAAATGACTTTTCCTTTATCAATTTCATATGTTAACTCAGAAACATTTTACTTAAATGGTGGATTAAAAATTGCAGAAATTTACATAAATGAACTATCATTTTCAAAAATGATAAAACGATTAGAAAATGATAAAAACTTAACATATTCAACGATAAACGAAGATGAATCAATAGATACAGATAGAAAATTTGAAATTGAATTTATTGAAACTGATAAAATTTTCAAAACAAATCTTGAACATGTTGAAATAGATACAGATAAACCTGTTGAATACTTAAATGTTGATGTTATCGGATTTGATGGACAAAAAACAAACGAGAAAGAAGTTTTATACAGACATAGAGGAAACTTTGAACCAAAAACCAGAAATATTTTGGATTTTTGGGTACGTGAAAATGATTCATTTTCTGATCACTATGGAATAGATTTTTTAGGAACCAACACAAGATTTTTATCAGGTTTTAAAAATTTTGGTACCATTTTAAATAAGTTTTCAAATAAAATTGCAGACAATGAAATAATGAAAGTATCAAGAACTTCCAATTATAAAAGTTTGTATCCACATATAAATGAAACAACATTATACGCTAAAGATTATTTTACATTTTTAAGTTCATGGGATCATAATTATTATGATAAATTTAATTCAATAGATGATAGTATTAAAATAGATGGAACTAATGACTTAACAGAAAAAAAATCATTTTTTGGAAGCAAAGTCATGAAAATTCCAAAAGTTTTTGAATTTGAAACATTTAATGATACAGAACTTGATTATAAAATTAATTCTGCTAAAGATGGTAAAGAAATTCAACAATTAACAAAAACAACAGAAAAAGAATTAAAAGATTTAAGTAATATCATAGAAATAAACAGTTTAAAATCTGATAATGATAACCCACAATTTGTAATAAAAAGAAGTGGTGGTTCTGAAAGGATGGTGGTATCATTGGATTACCTGGAAAAAATAATAGGTCAACCGATAAAAGTAAAACAAACAGAATCTGAACAAACCAAAAAAAGTATAAGCATAACTGTAAATGCTGGAAATCGATTAATAAGAGATATGTTGGAAAATAATGCTTTATCAGAATTCGAATGGCTAAAAGATAGTAAAATTCCAGATTTTGTTAATCTAACATCACATGAACTTGAAATAAAAACACAGGATTACATTGAGAAAAATATCTTAAGTTTATATGAAATATACGAAGTAAAATTATTTTCAAAATCATCAAATGATAAAAATTCTATTTTGTTAACAAATGTAACAAAAGAAGAACTTTTAGCACAAGATTTTACCGAAGATAAAGGAATAAAGGTGGAAGAAGGAGAAAATCTTGTGTTAAAGATTGAAAAAATACTAGATTCAAAAGACTTTAAATCATTTATTTTATCAATAAGTATAAAAAGAATTTAAAGGATAGACAACTCAAAATTTAAGTTTCTTGCACAAAGTTCAGTCTAATGACCACTTTAGCGTGCAAAGGGTTGTCTCTGATAAAGATATATAATCAAAGAAAATAACAGATAAATGATAAGCATTAAAACAGTACTATCCGGGGATACTTACAATGAAAGTATTCAAAAAATAAACGAAAATTTTAACCAATTGATGAATAGTGGAGGAGGGCCTTCAGGCCCTCCTGGAAATTCTGGTTTTCCTGGATTACCCGGACAAGATGGATTACAAGGGCCTTTGGGTTTACCTGGTACAACTGGTACAAGATTCATTGTATTCGAAAGTGATAATCCAGGCTTAAACCTTTATCCACCAACAAATTTAACATCGCAACAAGCAATCATACTGGGGCATCTGGAAGGAGATACTTGGCTTGATCAAACTGAAAATACTTATTACGTTTTATCTTTTATTCCTTCACCAAATTGGGACACCAAAAAACATGATTGGATACTTGACGAACAAATATTTAAAATGTCATCAACTACGATCGATTCAGTATCTTATGAACAAACACTTTTAAATACTACATATTTTCAACATGGTAATAATCCAACCTCAAAACCATTAAATGATTTAGATTTATTTCATACTTCTGTTTGTTTATCTTCTGTTCTTTTAAGTGATCCAATAAGCATTGAAGATGTCTATAATAGTGCAAACTTTCAAAAACCAATAATTGGAACTTGGGAAAGAAAGAATTTTAAGTTTTCAATAGATCAAGTAAGACAAGAAGCGGAAGGAGAACAAGGTTATGTTCCTTCTATTTACGGTGGAATTTTAAAAGGTTATAATTTTACACCGATTCTTTATTTGGGTGAAAGATTTGATACAACAACTGTAACTTCTGGTTTTGGGTTTTTATTATACAGTGAAACTGGTGAAACAAAACAAATTTTAAACTTAACTGGTGATGATGATAGCGAAATTTATTTTGGTACAAATAAATTATGGTCAGACGGTGAAATTTTATTAAATACACATGGAGATTATGGACTTAATTCATTTAGTTCAATTTCAAAATCCAGAGTAAGTGCATCTTCATCTTGGTATGGTAACCAAGCTTATATTATTGAACCTGTTGAAACGTTTTCATCTTCCAGAAGAACTACAGGAATGGAAATAAGAAAAGAATCAAATGAATATGAAACATCGATACATTTTTGGACATCGGAAGATCCATTTCATCCTACAGATACATCAAAACAATCCAAAGAAGTATTAGAAATTAAATCGGACGGAGATCTTGAAATATTGGATGGAAATCTTATCATCACAAAGGATTCTGGTTTGGATAAAGTCCTTACAGATGATGGAACTGGGAAAGCTGTCTGGTCGGATGGAGGAAATGATACAGATAACACACCATATTATACAGTAACAATGTATCCAAGTTCAAGTACAACCGCAACAACAACTTTACCTGAAGGTTGGTATAATTGTGATGGTAAAGCTTATGAAATGAATGAAACTATTGCAGGTGAACCTTGGCTTACCGCATATGGTGGATATAGTACTAGTATTTATTTCATAACACCAAATTTAGTGAGATTTACTGAACTTGGATTTAACATGAGAAGCATCATAAAATTACCACCTGGCTTAACATACGCAGTACCAACTGGTAATTACAATTACATATGTTTAGGTGAATCCATTGATGATACTTTAATTCCAACACCATTTAATACTGAAACTGATGGTATCTGTGGAGCTGTAGAAGAAGAAGATCCACCAACTGCATTGTTTACAATTGATCCTGAAACTGGTTTCGAACCTCAGGAATTTACATTCGATGGTTCAACCTCAACAGATCCATTGGATGATCAGGAAGACTTAATGTTCAAATGGGAAGGAATTAATCTTCCTTCAGAATATGAAACTTGGGCAATTGGAAGAATAAAAACTTATACATTTAATAATTATGGAACATTTCCTGTAACATTAACCGTTAAAAATACATTAGGTAAAATTGATATAAAAACAATTAATCTTACTGTAAATGAAGAGGTTGCTTCACCATCATTCATACAACCAACTTCCGGTTTTACATATGATCCAACAGAAGGTGTTATTAATGTAACTGAATTTACATTCACAAGTACAGCATTAAATTACAATAATACACCAGCAGATGATCTTGGTTTACAATTACGTTGGTATCTTGGTGAAGGAAATTGGACAGCATGGGGTACTGATAAAACACCAACCAAAACTTTCACAACAATCGGTAGTAAGTCAATCAAACACCAATCACGTTTGGTTGCTGATACAGATGTAACAAGTACAGAAGTTACACATAATGTAACAGTATCAAGCGCACCTAACATTGATTTTTTAACATTCAGTAATAAAATTGAAGTTGATGATATATTAATTGAAAATAATGATCAATTATTATTTCAAGCAGGAGAAGGTATTAATTTAACAATTTACTTGGATGTAAAAATGATAAAAATTGATTTAGCACCAAAGTCAATGGGAAAAGTTACATTTGAAGGTATTTCACCGAAACCAACTTCAACTAATTATTGGTCAATTGGTGTTACTGATTGGGATAGAACAAATACTTATACAATGAAAATTGAACCAAATGATTCATTCCGTTTCATTGCTGGAGAAAATTTAGAATTATACCAAGAATTTGGCACAATTGGTAGCACAACATCAGCAATTGAAATAAGTTTTGATCCGTCTGGTTACGTTGTTACAAGAACTGGTTCAGATGGAGATTCAGGCGATGGTTGGAACTTTGGAGTAACATCATCTGAAGAATACATAAGTGATTCTGTAGATTTAATTAAATCAGGTGATACTTTATTTTTTACAAGTAGTTCAATTTTAACAGAACATGATACTTTAAATAAAATAATAAAAATTTCTTATAGTGGTGGTGTTGTAATAGCTCCTTAAAATTTAAAGATAGATGAATAATACTTCAAAATACATACAGATAAATGATTATTTATTAATTGAATATCGTTACGCTGGAACTTCCGATGAAAATATAAGTAATACGTATGAAACGTGGAAAATTACCAACAATATTACAAACACTTACCAGTTTATAAATGGAGAAGATTCAAAAGAAGAAACAGGTAATGTTGCTGACTGGAGTTCAAGTAAATTTGATCTGGATTACAACAGTTGGGTTTTACATGATACAGATGGTAACAAAAATTTACTTAACACTGAATATTACGATCTTGAAGAACTTTCATTGAGCACTGATCTATTTTACGATACCGTTAAAATTCATATTCTTGCAGGATTTACGTTTGATGGTATTGATGGTCTAATAACTGAAGTTTTATGGCCTGAAAAATCAACGAAAAATTTTACTGCTGCCAATTACGTGTACCTGGAAGATTCTCAGATACAGTTTAGCACAAAACCTCTTTTTTTAGGTGAACGTTATTACAATAGGTATTTTGAGTTTAAAGTTCCTTCACTTTTTGCGGTCCAGGAAGAATGGAATGGTGCAAGTGATAAAACAACAACGTTTGCGCATAATTATTCATATCCGATAAATACAAGTAATCCTAATCCAGCTGGTTACACAAAGGATGCTTTGGTATCGGTGATTGTTCATGAAATTTCAACAACACAGGAAGAAACATTCGAATCAGACGAAAGTCCCGGTGATAGAACAACACTTGTTTTAACAACATCAAATATTTATACTTCATCATTTAACATTTCGGATGAATACAAACCTCTTTCTTTATTTTTAGGAGAATCTTCCAACGGAGATTACTTTGAATATTTTGGAATGTGGAATGGAGAATTCATTGACGATTACATTGAGAAATTAAATTCTTCAACAAATGGAGATTGGGCAATCATTAATGAAATAGATGTATTTGAACATATCGGGACGAATATAATAAAAACTGGTAATTTCACATCATTACAGGAAAATAATTTTAATGCTCCTAATTTATTTAGACCAATTATTAAATCTGCAAATGAAGCTTACGCATTTTCATTGGATTACACAATGAGATTATTTGACAGAGTTTCAACGGAACAAATTATACGAAAAGCTTCCGTAACATCGTATGAGCCTAAAAAATACGGTAGAGATTTAATAAAAATAGGAATAGATGAAGGATTTAGACCGATAAAAATTTACAATAAAATTTTAAATAAAACTTTTATTAATGATACAGTGGAAAAAATAATAACGGTTGACAATGTAATAGAAAATGTAAAATATATAACAGAAAAACAGGAACCTATTTACAAAACGAAATACGTAAATAATTACATCCAAAATTTTAACATTTCAGTGGACGTCAAAACAGATTTTGGAAAGGGTGTAACTGATACCATATATGGGCAAGGAGAAGCTCCAATTTTTTTAACTCCATTTGATAACGTTTTAAGATTTAAAGTTTTAATAAAATCAAAAGATTCAAGTGAAATGATTCCTTTAAATTTGGAAATGAATACAGTATATTTAGCATTTGATAATGATTTAAAATTTGAATCAAAAACAGCAAATGGAATAAGTAAAAGTCATGGAGATTTACAATTTATCATAAACAAAGAATATTCACAAAAACTTCTTGGTTCAGTTGGTGAACATTTTTATATCATATCAGATAATGGAGATTTAGAAACAGTTATATACAAAGGAAATTATTTTGAATTTGCTGATTTTAATAAAGTAAATCAAAGTATTAAAACTATACCTAAGGAAGTAAAAGTTAAAGAAGTTAACGATAGAGCATGGGTAGAAGATTTTGGAGTATTAAAAGAAGAAATTATTATCAAGGATAAAATCATAAAAGAAAATGAATTAGAACTGAAAAAATCTAATAACTTATTGGTAAAATTAAGTAAAATTACAAAAACAGATATTTCAAATATAGTTAAAATTCCTGTATTGCAAACAGCTGTTGCTCAAACAAATACTCAATCTTTGGAAACTTCTTCAAAAAATTGGTTTATAAAAACAACTCCTTCAGTTGATAAAAATTCAATGGAATCAAATGTTTTTGACCCAACTACAAACATGCAAGAAGATAGAAATGAAAATTTAGATCCTAATTCATTTACATTGGATAATACAAAGACAACTTCAACAACATTAGACTCTTAAAAATTAATAAAAATGATTCCAAACGCTAAAAATAACAATTTTTTCATAACATTTCCGAAACAATTTTTTTATGAGGAAATCATCAAAAAGTATAATTTTTACATACAAAGATTACCAAACCCGTATCAAAATATTCCTGATTTCATTAATTCAAGCATTCAAGGTGTTTCATTTCCAAGCGTTGAAATGGGAACAGTTGATCAAACATTAATGGATGACCCTGTTAAATGGAAAGATGGATTCAATTTTGAAACACATCTAACCAAAACATTTACAATAACATTTAAATTATTTGAAGGTTATATAAATTACTGGATAATGTTTGATCAGCTACGTAAATTTTATCATTTGGATACAAAAAATGAATTTTTTCCACCTATGACTTTATCATTTTTAGATAATACTGGTTTTGAATTGATTGCATTTAAATTTGATAAAATCATCATGACATCTATTTCATCATTGGATCTTTCGTACGCTGAAAACATTCCAGAATTTCAAACATTTTCAATCGATTTTCATTATAATTACTTTAGTGTTGAAAATCGATTAAATTAAAAAAACAAAGAAAAATGAACGAAAATAAAAATATAGCCATTGGTATAAGTCATTTAAATGATACTACAACTGGAGGTCCTGGTGTTAGAATAGGAAAAAATACAACTGCTGAACATTTTTTGGAAGATGCAAAATACCATTTGGATAAAATGTTAGCAAACTTGGAAGAAGCAGAAAAAATTGGAGTAACCAGAAAATCAAATGTTGAAATGTTTGATTTTCTTGATATGAAAATAAAAGAAGAAGAGGAGAGAATTGATTTAACAGATAAAATATTTGAAGATTTATCTGCAGATGAAAATATTTCGGAAGAATTATTTGATTATTTTAGGGATGCTGGAATAGATGTTGATAAAATGGATGAAGGAATCTTAGGAACACTTGTTG